TTGGTTGAAAGACTGTTGTACACATTTTATGACACAAGTTCATAACTATATTTTAGAAAATGGAAATGAGGTTATGATTACTGATTGTTGGTTAAACAAAACTCTAGAAAGAGCAACTCAAGTTGATCATAATCATCACAACTCAATGATTTCTGGAACGTATTATGTGAATAAAGAAGAGTGGGTTCACTCTGGAATTGATTTTCATAAAAAAAGATATGAAATGCATCCACATATCTCTCATCTAAAAAATTGGGATAGTCCTAATAAATACTGTAGGTATGTTGAAAATATTCAACCAAAAGAAGGTCAACTAGTTTTATGGCTTTCTCACCTGTATCATGGTTATGACGGATCTACAAATTTCTGGGCAGATCGAACTTCCATATCTATGAATTTCCTGCCTAAGATTATAGATAATGGTAAATACTCATTTAGAATTCAAGATAACAAAAACGGAGCAAATTAAAAATGGCGTTTGAATTCCCCAGAAAAAGATCATTGTTTAGAGAATGGATCGAGCAAAAAAATGCTGAGATACAAAAGGTAACTGAATTGCGAGAGCAATACTATCCTCTTTTACAGAAGCAATTAGAACTTCTTTGGAAGGATATGCGTGATGGTAAAGTTCCAGGTAAAGATGGGCAGTTTTACAAAGCAATTGCAGAAGTAAGAAAGACTTTCCCACATCCAGAATGGAAAGATGAGATTATAAATTATGATTTCTCTAAGGAAGTTTTTGAGGAAGATCTGGACTGATCTAAATAATATACACACTATTCAATGTGATTACTATGGACCCTTCAGCACTTAAGAAAAACTTTGAAGAGCAAATTGCTACTACCGTAAAGCAAATTGCTGAACTAGAAGAGAACCTCCAGAAAGCAAAAGAGTATAAGATCAAACTTCAAGGTGGTCTTGAAACTCTGGGACTTTTAGAAGGAGAACCAGAAGCACCAGCAGAAGAAACAACCGCTGAATAAATACTAAATCCCTTCTTCCTAAATAGGTAAGAAGGGATTTTTTGTGTGTAATGGCATCTCCAAGTTCTAGAGCTGATCTTATCACTTACTGTAAGAGGCAGCTTGGTGAGCCTGTCCTCCAAGTTAATATTGACGACGAGCAGGTCAATAATGTTATCGACGATACCATCCAGTTCTTTCAGGAGAACTGCTACAATGGTATGGAGAGATGTTATTTGTTCCACGAAATCAATGCTGATGATAAAACTAGATTTGAAAGTAGTGTAACTACTTCAAGTGGAACAACGGATTGGAAAGAAACTACTAACTATATTCCAATTCCAGATCATGTTGTAGGTGTCACCAGAGTATTCGGTCTAGTCAGCAATTCAATCCGTTCAAACCTTTTTGGTGTTGAGTATCAATTATATCTGAATGACTTGTATGCATTTGGATCACTTGATATCCTCAACTACTATATGAATAAGCAGTATCTAGAAACTCTAGATATGGTCCTCAACAATGGATCATTCCAGCAGTTCAGATACACTATGCGTCGTGATCGTTTGTATCTTGATATTGATAAGGATTTCCTTAACACAGGAACAAATTTATTGATTGAAGCACATCGTCTCATCGATCCCAATGATGCGACTGAGATGTATAACGATATGTTCGTGAAGAGATATGCTACTTCTCTTATGAAGAAGCAGTGGGGTCAGAACCTAATCAAGTTCAACAATGTTCAACTGCCTGGTGGTATTACCCTCAACGGCAGAGAACTATACACAGACGCACTAGCAGAAATTGAGAAAATCGAAAGCGAAGTTCTCAGCAAGTATGCTATTCCACCTATGGATATGATCGGATAAGATGCCTACTAGTCCTTACTTTCCAACATACTATCAGGGAGATTCTGGAGAGCAAAACCTCTACCAGGATCTAGTTGACGAGCAAATCAAATTGTTCGGAACAGATATCTATTATTTACCTAGAACTCTTCTTCAAGATAATACACTAGAAGAGGTAAGATACTCCAAGTATCAGGAGCAGTTTCAGATTGAGATGCTTCTACAAAATGTAACTGGATTTGCTGACGGAGCAGAGTTTGTCAGTAAGTTTGGTTTGAGAATTACAGACGAGGTTGTATTCCGTGTCTCAACTAGACGTTGGGATCAGGTGGTAGCAGCAGAGCAACCAACTCTAACCTATGACGGAAGACCTAACGAAGGAGACCTTCTTTACTTCCCACTAACACAAGATATCTACGAGATCAAGTTTGTGGAGAAAGAAAGTCCTTTCTTCCAGTTTGGTAAGATCCAGTTCTATACACTCACTGCTGAGCTCTATGAACTTGGTAGTGATGACTTCAACACTGGAGTTGAGGAGATTGATGACGTGGAATTTCAATTCGCATCTTCAATCAAACTTGTTATGGATCCTGGTGGAGTCGGAAACTTCACTGTTGGAGAAGAAGTTGTTGGTGACGAGTTTCTCGCTAAAGCAACAGCAACTATTGATTCCAATACTAATGTAGTAGATGGTATAACCATTACTGACAGTGGATTACATTACAATTCGGCAATTCCACCCGCAGTTACTATTTCAGGAGGAGGAGGAAGTGGAGCGACTGCTACAGCATCGGTCAGTTCAACTGGTCTTGTTACTGGCATTCTTATTACCAGTGGCGGTTCTGGTTACACATCTGCGCCTACAGTCACTATTGATTATTCACCAAAAGACAATAGAGCAGAAGTCAAGTCCTGGGATAGTGAAACCCGCTCTCTAGAAGTCATCAACAGAACGGGAACATTTACTACCGCTGAGGTAATTACTGGTCAAACATCAGGTGCTAAGTGGAGTCCTGAGTCATACGATACTCTAAATAATACGAGCAGCACATACTACGCCCAGAATAGGGAGATTGAAGATAGTGCTGATGAAATCATTGATTGGACTGAGAAAAATCCATTCGGTGAGTATGGTAATTTTACAGGTAGTATCTAATGTTAGGATCACATTTTTACAATCAGATTGTTCGTAAGAACATTATCGCGTTTGGAACGCTCTTTAATAATATTGAAATGAAGAGCACTGATCCCGACACTGGAGAAGTATTAGAAGCACAGAAAGTTCCTCTTGCTTATGGACCTAAGCAAAAATTTCTTGTTCGTCTAACTGATGTTTCAACATCAAAGGTATCCATTACTCTTCCTCGAATTTATTTCGAGATGACTGGCATTGATTACGATTCTGCCCGTAAGACATCACCAATTCAAAAATACAAAACAATCATTAATGATAATGGTAGTGAAGTCAGAGTTCAGTATGTTCCTGTTCCTTATAACATAGGATTTGAATTAGGAATTATTGCTAAGTCTCAGGACGATGCTCTACAAATTTTAGAGCAGATTCTACCATACTTCCAACCATCATTCTCCGTAACTCTCAACATGATCCCAGACATGAATGAGAAGAGAGATGTTGCTATTGTATTGAACAATATCAGCAGCGAAGATGAGTGGGATGATAGTTTTATGCAACGTAGGTATATTGCTTACACTCTAAATTTTACGATGAAGTCTTATCTCTACGGTCCTTACAACACCGCAGATGTTATCAAGAAAGCAATTATCCACGAAACTCTTGGAGATCTTTCTGTTAACCGCAGATCTATTACAAGAACTTACACACCAAAAGCAGTTACAGATATCAACGAAGATGGTGTCATTGATGTCAATGATGATGCCCTGGTTGATGGTGGAGATGACTTTGGATTTAATGAAGGAATTGAATTCTTATGAGCCTAGAAGAGAACATGGAGGAACTCCTCAATATCAGTGCTGAGGTTGTTGAAGAACCAAAGCCTGTCAAGAAAGAGCGTGAGGCGGACAAGGATGACCGCACAAAAGACTATGAATATACCAGGGGTGAGTTATACACCCTCATAGATCAGGGTCAGGAGGCGGTAAGAGGCGCTTTAGAGGTCGCGCAGGAGTCAGGGCACCCTAGAGCGTATGAGGTCGCTGTAGCGGCAATGAAGCACGTCGCAGACATGACAGAAAAACTACAGGATCTTCATAAGAAGATGAAGGATCTTGACGAGGAAAAGAAGGGTCCGACCAAGGTCACCAACAATGCTATGTTTGTTGGTAGCACTGCAGAACTTCAGAAGATGCTGAAGCAGATGAACGGCAACAAGAGATAAATACCTCAGAGGTGTAATCTAGATGGCATACACAAGATACGATTACGATAATGTTATTGTGTCTCCTCAACCTGCTAGCACAACTGTCAATCAGTTTTCTGGCACTGAGGGTTGGAGCACTGTGACTTATAGTGATTGGAATGGTGATTATGTCGCACATGATTATTCTAATGCTACAAGAACTCCTGGCACATTCCAAGCTAGGAATTATGACAATACCACTAGAACACCAGCGGCGTATCAGCGTCATGATGTAAACAACGATCCCGTAGAAATCTAATGGCACAGTGGAATAAAGACGAACAGGCATATAGAGCACAGGACACTACCAACTTTGAGGTAGTGATGCTTGCCGATGAAAACGGTAATCCACTCAACAGTTATGGTGCTGCTGCTAACATTCCTATTGCTGCTGGACTGTTAGACGGATATTCACACATCAATAAGTTTGGATATAGCACTGACGTATCTCTTCATGGAGCAGCATATGCCACCATCTGGGATGATGCGTCACTCTATTCTTATATCGGAACTGCTGGTGTGGCATCTGTTGCTTCTACTAATGGCGATACTGGAACAGTAGAAGTTCAAGGACTTGATGAAAACTATGCTCCCGTAACAGAAACTATTACTATTGGTTCTTCTGGCACTACAGAATTCCTACGAATTTTTAGAGCAATTCAACTGACTGGAACTAATGCTGATGATATTGAGATTAGTGTTGATGGTGCTGTAAGAGCTATCATTAAAGCAGAAGCGGGACAAACTTTGATGGCAGTGTATACTGTTCCTGCTGGTAAAANTGC